GATTAGTAAAGTAAAAATTGCCATGATAAGTGGCATCCAATCCATAAACCATTGTTTCATATTAATCTTCCTTTTTAAGTAACTCAAGTGACGAAAATTTAATTAATTTATTAGTAAAATTGGGAATAGTAATCTCAATTTCTTTTGTATCTGAATCAATCATTAGTTTTGCAGGTGTGTCTTTACCAAAAATTGTTCGTATATCTTCCATAATTAAATCACAAAGTTCGTCAGTAAAAGTTTCGGTGTTAGCATATTTTTCCATTATTTCTTTAACTTTGCTAACTAAAACTTTATCTACAGCCTCAGTGACTGTAACGCTATCATCAATCATTTCAACATGTGCCATATCAATCTCCTTTAATATTTGTTTAACTGAAGTTTACCCAAGTTATATTTTTAGTAAACCAACGCTTGTCTGTTGGGATTTGCCATGAATATAATAGATTATATATTCTAGAATTAATAGCGTTGTCTGGATTTTCTATTTCATATTTAAAATTGGCTTCTGTTGAATTTTCAACGTCAACTACGCAATGAAAACCCAACCTACCCGTAATATGTTCGGCTCCAATAGCAGCCCAAGCACAAGCACTATTACACGAGTTTTCTTTAGGTACTACCCAATCAACTCTATTATAATGAACAAGTTTCATTATATCGGGCAACTGATTTGCTAACCCACCCGGTGAATTAGCTACAATAGTAACCTTTTTACCTCGCAAATGGCTAAACAAATAATACATTTGTTTATACGAATCACGATCAAATTCGCCGTTTAAATTGATAACAACCGAATCCCTATTTGTAGCAGGATTCACCGTTAACGTAAAGGCATTTGTATTAATGGGATTCAGTAATCCTATCAATAACAACAACTTTTTCATTGTAAATACTTCTCTACATAATAGTATTCTAATTGTTTTTCATCATCTGTTTTAGCCCTAAGTTTTTCAACTTGTATCTCATATTCGGCAAGTTCTTGCGAACTTGCCGGTTTAAGTACTTTGGGCTCAAAGCTAGGATCACTAGGATCTTTATAATAAATCATGTAAACTTTATTCATAGTTTAACTCCCTGTCGATGCATACAAGTAGCCTCTGCTAGTGTACGCCAGTTAAGTTCACTGATTTTAACTAAATCAGCAATCTTAAGTGCCATACGTAAACTTACTTCACGCAAACGCTTATTATTTTGTAACATAAAATCAAGGATTTGATCTGATTCGTTATTTTCAAAATAATAATCACGGAATAATCCGCCTTCAGCGTCACGATGTACTTGCTTAATACGTAGCATCTTATCACGTTCAGTATCAATAGTCAAATCAAGATAGTGACAACGACTTTGTAATGCATCCAAATGCGCCTTGATTTTTTTGCTTTTCTTAGCATCAGAAAAATCAAGATTGGTAATAAAAATAATTGACCCGTTAAAGTCAAATTGATGAGGTACATCTTCTGCACGCAATAGTCGGCTATCTTTGTTCCAACTAATACGTCGGCGTTTACCACTGTCTAACGCACCTTTGAGAATGTTAAGTGCGTCTTGATCTTCCCAAATATCGCAATCGTCAAACACAAGTACATTGCGTGAATCACTATACTTATAAAGTGTAGCGAATAGCCCAATGCCACTCATAGCACCTTTAACAATGTTAAAACGCTCACGTTTACCAGATATGGTTGTAAAAAGATTTTCTTTAGCTAACTGTTGTTCAACACCATAACTCTTACCAACACCCGGTGGACCAGTAACAATCATAGCACGAATGTCGCCATTAATACATGCGGCAGACATTTCATCTAGTACGGCAAAACGACTAGCAATGCGATCCATTGCCAAATCGTCATCAGTTTTAACTTCGGTTGTAACGTCAGTAGTAACTACTGATGGGATATACTCAACTACGTCCATTCTAACTCCAATGTGTTGTGTAAAATAATATTATAGCAAAATTATAGGAAAACCGCAAGAAATATAAATCCTTATAAATCAAAGACTTAGACACTTGCGGTTTTGGGTATTAATTACTTGTTAGAGTAATCTAAACTCATTTTTCGGAAATCATAAAGCAAGTAAATCAATGCTCCAATTAGTACCAAATTGAAAATAAATTCAATAATTGGTGCATAAACAGAGTGTACAGCAAATACTGAAAACCCAGATACTACTGCGACACCTACTAAGACTTCAATTAAGGCACGTGCCTTATTACTTAAACGATTCAACATAAAAACTCCTTTTCTTAACACTATTATTATAGCAAATTTTAGCGTAATGTCAAGGCTTTTAATTGATTAATAGCACTTTGGATATTATCGTGTATGTTAGCTAAGTGATTGTTTATATTGACTTTTATAAACTTGGGGTTATATAATTGGATATACCCATAATTTTTTTGATAATTAAAGGTAATGTATTTATAAGGTATACTCAAATGATTGTAATGTTCGCTGTAGTTTATATTTGTAAATTGGTGTAGGTCTAATTGATAAAGTAAGTAGTCAGTGCTAACGGTACTATCCATCAATCAACCCCTCTTAAAAATGTATTTATTACAATTTTATTAAAGCGAAACATCTTCCATGCCAGCAGTACGTAAACGTGTCACGTGCCCCAACATAAAGTTTTTACTTTCTAATCCTTTCATAATTCCAAGATACTTATTTCTAATAAGTGCCACTTCATTTATGATAGTTTCAAAATCAATAACTTCTTCTTCACCATCTACATACTTTTCGGCATCACGACTAGTTAACGCACGATTATAACCTTCAAGATATTTTTGAAAGTGTTTACGGCGTATCTTACGTAATTGTATATTAAGATAGTTGAGAACAGCCTCAATCTCTTGTAATTGATTGAAACGATGTTCTGTTAACCCAGGTAAATCGGCAAGATTCTTTTCAACCTTGCCTTTTACACTGATTTCAAATTTAGCACTACGCAATTCGTTTTCATAATAATTTATGAAATCGGGAATGTTAGCCAAACTATCAACTATCTTACTATACCAGTTCAAGTATCACCATTAATAATCGTCTTCGTCTTCTTCGTCTTCGTAATAATCGTCTTCGTCATATTCTTCATCATATTCTTCGTCATCGGTTTCATGTTCAGCGTTGTAATCTTTTAGTGCTGCCATCATAACAGTGTCACCACGAAATGCTTGTTTAATTTCGCTAGAGTCAAAGTTATAATCAACTAACACATCAATAATTTTACCAGCTGCTTCACGTTGTGTAACTTCATCAAAATCGTATTTTAACTCATTCCAAATTTCTGCTACAACTTCAATACTCATTCTTCAACTTCCTCCGTAATTTTATTACTTATCTTAGTTGAACTATATTCTGCCATTACTTTATCTAAACAGCCATCTTCATTGCTTTCCCAACCTTTACGGAAGTATTTGATTACTTCGCCATCAGTTGTAACATATTGTAAACGGTTGCCTTCTTTTGTAAGTAATCCAGCCTTTTCAAACATATCTAACAAACCTGAATATGGATTCATACCTGTTTCATATGGAATCTTTACTTGTACACTTTCAAAAGGTTTAGCATAACGTGTTTTCATTACTTTACAAGCAGCACGAATACCACGTACATCGCTGATCTTATTGCCATCGTCATCTTCTTTTAATTTAAGTTTACGCATAGCAACAACAATACTACTAGCATAGATAAAGCCTTGACCACCACTAATCTTATCATCGGGATCAAACATATCTTGACTTGCGTATGTGTGATTAGTAGCAACTAATCCAACGTTGTGACTACCAAACATATTAACACAGTTACGAACTAATGATGTTAGTGCTTTGGGCTTACGACCCATGTCACCTTTCATATCACCGGCTTCAAACTGGTTAACATCAGTTGGAGTTAACAACATACCAAGACTGTCAATAATGAACAATACTTTTGGTTTATCATCTCCAGCCATTGCTTTGTATTCTTTCATAAACTCACTAATAGTTTTAGCAACGTCATCGATCATTGCCATGTTAAGTTTAAGAAGTTTATCTTCACTTGTGTCAACACCCAATGCGTGTAGCCAGGGTTCGTCAAGTGCGTTTTCAGTATCAATCAACACAACAAAAATACCTTGTTGTTGTGCGTGACGTACTAAGTTACCTGAACAGATATAACTTTTGCCACTACCAGATTCACCTGCAAACACAGTTACCTTACCAAGCGGTACACCTTTGTTAAAGTCACCGCTAATAGCAAAGTTTAATGCGTGATTGCCTGTGTTAATCCAATCTGTGGGATCGTTAAAACCAATACTAAGTCCATCAATAGCCTTAGTAATGCTTTTACGAAATTTACTTGCGTCAAATGGTTTCGTCATCTTAAATTCCTTTTACTTTCTTTAGTTTAACAACATTATCAATTCTGTCAAGTATATCTGGTGAATTTTCTGCAATTCTTTCCAAATCATAATCAGTTGGATAATGTCGTAGTACGCTACGCGCACGGTCACGA